AAGACCAAGAGCTCGAACTACGGCCAGGCCACACAGGGCCCGCAGCAGATCCTGCTGCGCAAGGAAGCCACGCTGCAGGGTCTCACCGACGTCAAGGTGCCTGGAAGCATAGCGAAGCTCGCGAGTGGCAACCATCAGCACCATAATAGGATCTCCTTACAGCTCAACGAGCCGGGTTCCCCCGGCTCGTTGATCGCGGTTACGCTTCCGCTGATTACTCAGCGTACTTCGCGTAGTTGATGTAGTTCACCGCCTGGCTGTGACGGAGAACCCAGTTTACGTAACGCTCCACCTTGATGCCCACGAGGTTGTTCTGCCACAGGGAGGTCATGATGGTCGAGGTCGTCGCCGGCGAATCGGGCGCGGTGTTCATCTGCAGGGACGCCTCACGGCTGATGTCAACGGTCACCTGCCCGTCGTCGGCCAGCATGATCTGGTCGGCGAGCGCGAAGATGATCCGAGACCCATCAGTCGGGGATGAACCCACGGACGGCACGTTCTCGGACGCGATGACCGGGAAGCCCACGAAGGTGCCACCCTGCATCGTAACGCCCGGAAACTCCGGCTGACCCAGAGCGTTGGTCATCAAGCTGATGGCCAGCGCCTGCTGCGAGGTCATGATCCAAACGCCCGTTGAGAAGTTGTTCAACGAGGCGGACATGAACGTCGCCATCAGGGTCTTGATATCGGTGCGGAGCGCCGCGGCGGTGATGCCCGTCGCCGTAACGGGCGAGGAGCCGTTGGTGATCGAGGCGGGGTTAACGCCCACGATAGCGGAGACCGTCGGATCAACGAACTCGACGTCAAGGAACTGCGCGATAGAGGCCGCGAGGTCCTGAGTAACGAGCTGCTCAGCTGACGGGCTGGAGAAGCGGATCAGCTCCTCGCTGAGCGGGATAATGCCAGCGATCTTCGTGAAGCCAAGGCTGAGCTGGTCAAAGGCGAGTGACGAGATCGGCTTAACGCTTGCTTCGCCGACCCAGTTCACGGTAGCACCGGTGGTCTGCCGTGGCACCTTGATATTAAAGGGGACACGACGCATGCCCTGGATCCGACCAACGATGGTCAGGGGGCGGAGGAGTTCCACGAACTCGGACGCCATGTTCTGGTACACGACCAGGGGGGACGCCCACGTGGTGTCGGTGGTGGTGCCGGCGGCCACCGCGGTGCGGAGGACCATCTCGACCTCTGGGGTCGAGTCGTGCCACTGCTTGGCGATCTCGACGGCCTGCATCAGGTTGCCCTTGCTGCGAGCCAGCGCGATTACGTAGCGGGTGAAGGGCGTGCCCTTCGGCAGGTTGTTGCCGCGGATCTCGACGCGAACGCCAGCACGAACGTTGCTGGACTGCGTAGCGTCGGAAGCGACGTCGCTCTTCACCTCGGTAGCGACGGCCAGGTTGGCCTTCTCGTGGGCGCGAAGCCGCACAAGATGCTGGTCAACGGCCTTGACCTCCTCGCCGAGCGTGTCGTACTCTTCAGTCTCGGCGTCGTCAAGGGTCAGACCCTTGTCAGCGGCGAGCTCCATGATCTCATTCATACGCGCAGCCTTGGCAGCTCGAGTCGCCTCGAACTCCGTAATCTGCTGGTTGATAGGCTTCGCCATAACTTGTTTGGCCTCCTGTGCCGACGAAACGACGGGAATTGAACGTGCCGTAACGCCGGCGGGGGAAGCTCTCTTGACGGAGGCTCGGGCGGATGCCAAAACCTTCTCGTCAGCGGATTTGATCGAATTGATGGTAGCGTCCGCGTTAGCTGGGATAGTCACGAGCGATAGTTCTAGCCAGTCCCAGTCGGTGATGTTCCAACCACCAGATTTCATATTCTCATACTGGTTGATCGAAAAGCCAATAGAAACTGCACGGACCAGACCAGCCTTGACCGCGTGCCACGCCTTATCGCAAAGTTTCTGCATCTCGCCGGGCTCGTCGATTACGGCGATCCGTGCCTTGAAGGGAATTCCCTCGGCGGAAGCCTTCGCGAACTCGACCCAACCGACGGGCTGAGAAGCACGATGCTGCCAGAGAAGCGGCATGGGGATGCTGAACTTAGCCCCCATGGAATCTACGATGTCTCCCATCCGGTCGACGGACGGCGTGGTCGCGATGCCCTCGATCACGCGCTCGCCATCATTCACGCTCTTGACGTTAAGAACGCTGTAGGCTCGGCGCATCGGCATATCTTTGGTTGAAACGACCGTGGCAGACACTTCGATTCCTATCCCGTCATCGGCCTAACCACGTGGTAAGTCAGGCGAAAAACAGCTGATATGATCTCTTCTATTCTCTAATAGAGCTGTTTCAGGGCAGATTGCCATACACTTGTTGCGAAATTACTTACGCAAAGAACAGCTGATACGATTTTTTAGTTGCTTCGAGCAGAGCAGTTTTACAACCTATCGCCATCGTCGTTGCGATTGCGCCGTCAATTCGGAATCGAGAGGCCGATTTATTTAACTTGCGATTACCGGCCGGATCCATTACTACCGTCGCATTGGAGAAATTCTCCGTAAGGACCGGATGACCATCGTGCATGAAACTTCGTTGCAAGATGCTCCTTTCCATAGCATCGATGGCGGGGGCCATATCCTTAAAGCCCTGACCGTGCGGGATCAGACGAAGCCCGATGGAAACCACGTCCTTCCCGTCAACATAGGCCGCGATGCCGGTCTCCTGGAACTTTTGTAAAATCTGCTCGATGCGCCAGCGATCGAAGGCGAGCGCTACCACCTCGAAATCTTTGGCGATCTCGCTGATGCGCTTCACTACGAAGCCATAGTCGATGGCGCGCCCGGGGATCGCCTCGATGAACCCCTGGTTGGCCCAGAGCGGATAGGGCTTGTGGTCGCGGCGCTCGTGCTCTTTAAGAAGCTCCTCAGGTTTCCAGAACCAGGCGCCCACACGTTCACCATCGTCCGCGGACACCGCGACAAGGGCGGTAAGGTCAGTCGTAGAGGAAAGGTCGAGGCCGAGATAGACCTTCTCGCCCTTTATAAGCACGGGGCCGGAGGCAGGTGACTTGCAGGCCTCCCACTCCGCGCGCGGAATCAGGGGGGACTGCGCGTCGGTACGCTGGTTAAGGTAGAGGTTGCGGAAGGGCGCCTCGAACGAGGTCATGCGCTTGGCACGGTCCGCGAAGGCCCGCATGTCATCTAGACTACGGAAGTCGCCTAGCGCCGGGTTGGCAAGCTTCCACACGGTCTCATCGTAGATGTCCTCAACCTCCATCGGGACCTGATAGAGATGCGTCACCGTCGTCGGGTCATCTTTTGAGAGACCGTCGTCGATGAGCTGAGAGAGGATGTGTTGAGGGTCGTTGGACTGCGTCGAGATGACCAGGAACAGCGGCTCCTTTCGCGCGCCCATGGCGGTATCTAGGACGTCGTATAGGGCGCGCGACTTGGCCTGGGCCAGCTCGTCATAGATCACCACTGAGGGGTTCAGGCCATGCTTAGAACCCGCCTCGGCGCTAATGGCACGGTACACCGACCCGTTGCGGTAACACGCGATCGTCTTGGTACTATCCACCACCTTCAAGATCTTTTCGAGCTCTGGCTCCGCTCGAACGAACTGCGCGGCCATCTTGAACACGATGGCGGCCTGCTCCCGCTCGTTGGCAGCAGAATAAATTTCGCCATTAGTGATCTGTTCGGGGCCTATCAGGTGCGCTAACACAATGGATGCGATTAGAGCGGTTTTCCCGTTCTTACGCGCCACACTGAAAACTGCACGACGTACTAAGCGTTTGTTATCAGGGCCTTTTGGGTCATAAACATCTCGTATGAATTCTTTTTGCCATTCTCTTAGCAGAAATGGTCCCCCCTGGCCGACCCCGCTGGGAACGGTTAGGTTCTCGATAAACTCTATGACTCGATTGGATCGCTTTCGATCGTGAGCAGGGAGCCGAACTTGCTGGTTTTTGGTGCCTCGTAGTCCGCCATGCTGTTCCGCGAGGCCGGGTCTAGCCCGAGCTTTGACCCGAGGGCCGAGATAAGGTTGGCCTGCTTCATCATAATTTGTATCCATGGGCTCTGCAACAATGTTCCACCGATGCCAACCTGAACCGCACCGTTGAGGGCAAGCTCAAGAGCCGCCTTCCGGTGCCAACCCGCGGCTATGCAATAAGCAGATAGTATGACTGAATCGATCTCGCCATAAAGATTGGGGGGAACGTTGTTAACGATCCTACGCCAGATCATCGCGTCATATTCTTCTAGGTGATCTGGACAGACCGGCTGCCCATTGACGACCGTAACCTGCTTTAGAGGTCTTTGTCCAGGATTGCCCTCCAGAAGTTTCATCTCGGTAGGTTTTTGTGATGGCCCACGGCGTCCCATTTTAGATTGCTCCTAACAGTTTACAAGGTTCAGCATTCCGAGTAATTTTACGGGCA